AAGTCGTTCATCGCACTCGACTGGGCGATGCGTATCGCGATGGCAGACAACCCGGTGGTGATCCTCTCAGGCGAAGGTGCTGGCCTTGGGCGTCGCGCCGAGGCGTGGATGCAGGAGCATGGCAAGGGGCGCAGCGTCGACGAGTTGAACGTGCTGGCGCTTGAGTCTGTCGCCAACCTGAACGCCGAGCAGGACATGCAGGACTTGCAGGAGGCGATCGACCAAGCGGGCATACGGCCGGCGCTGCTGATCGTGGATACGTTCAGCAAGTTCAGTGCTGGCCTTGATGAGAACTCGAACCAAGAGGTGGCCGAGTATCTCTCCAAGCTCACGATCGGGCTGCGTGAGCGATACACGGCGACGGTGTTGCTCGTGGCGCACAGCGGGCACGGCGATGCCAAGCGGCCGCGAGGCGCCAGCGCACTGATGGCGAACCCTGATGCTGAGTACATCGTCGAGCGGCCAGACGCGCAGGCGATGGTGGTGGCGGTGAGCCGTGAGCGGTTCAAGGATACGGCCAGCCTGTCGCCTTTGGGATACGAGGCGGTGGAGGTGCCGCTCGGGCGCATCGACAAGTATGGCGAGGCGGTCAAGTCGCTGGTGATGAAGGAGACGAGCGCGCCGGGCAAGCCGGCCGTGGCTCACTCGCCCCAAGGGAAGGCACAGCGGACGATCCTGTATGCGCTCCGAGAACGCCAGAAGGCGTCCGAGACGCCGCTCGTTTGGACGGTCGAGGAGATGCGCCAGATCGGTCGGGAGTGTGGGGTGCCGCGGCAGTCTGTCCACGATGCGGTCGAAAAGTTGATGCTGTCGCCCTTCCTGAAGGCCACTGTGGGTGGCTCTATGCTGGGTGAGCCGTGATGTCCGAAAATGTCCGAAAATGTCCGATCCAGTCATTTTCGGACGGTCATGGATGTCCGAAAATGTCCGAGAGTCCTTTAGGACTCGGACATTCGGACATGACCCACGGACATTGAGAGTTGGTATGAAATACAAAGCAGAGAAGTCTAAGGGTGTTGCGTTGGCGCAACATGTTGCAGATACGCCACTAGCCAAGAGGATGCTCGAGCAGATGGGTGAGGTTGACTATCAGTTGCTGAAAACTTTTCAGCAGCACTTTGGTGCAAGGTTAGTCCACTACTCTGACCAGCAGGGCGAGGTCGGTAAGCGACCGGGGTGGGAGTCATGAGTCAGGGAGAGATCAAGGCGCTCGGCCCGCTTGACTGGGAGGAGTCTGACTTCTGGGGGCATACGTCCGCTTGTCGCCGGTTCAGTATCCGGCCGCAGACTCTGAACGGGGTGACGGACTACACGCTCTGGCAGCGTGGCAGGACGGGAGACGTGATCCCAAAAAGCCTGGGCACGTTTAAAACATTCCAGGAGGCGGCAGACTTTGCCGAGGAGGCTAAGTACGGCGAGGAGAAGCGGTACAACAAGATCCATGATTGGAAGAGCAAGTATGCCAAGAAGTAACTGCCCGATCTGTGGCACTCAAAGCACTGGTGGGAAGCCTCACAACTACCACAAGAACTCTGCACGTCGGAAAGGCTACACGCAGGAGCAGGTGCAGTCTTGGTCGATCCAGACTCGAGAGCAGAATGCCGTGGTGGCGATCGTATGCAATGCCGTGGATCTGGCTCGGCAGCCTGATGGCTGGCAGTCCAAGCCGAAGAAGTCTCGCAAAGAGTACCATCAAGCGTACTATTGGCGGCACGCTGACAAGAGGCGGATGCAACGCCGGGTCAGTAAGACTCTACGCCGCAGGGTGCGGCCGTTGATCGCCGAGCTATGCAAGGCGGTTGACCTTGGCAGAATTACAGCGGGGTGGTGAATGGGTAAACGACAGAGACAACGTGGCGCTGAGACCGAGCGCGAGGTATGCGATGAGATCGCCAAAGGCATGGGCTGGGTGGTCAAGCGCGAACTAGGCCAAGCCAGAGATGGCGGCTGCGATATTCGCCTTGCCCAGTTTGTGCTCGAGGTTAAGCGCAGGAAGTCCATTGCGGTCTACGAGTGGGTCGATCAGGCCAAGGCTGCGTGCGCTGCCTATGAGATCCCGGTGGTCATCTGCCGTGGGGATAAGCGAGAGTTTCTCGTAATCCAACGGCTTGATGACTGGATGAAGATGGCGAAGAAAGAGTTACCAGACAGATGAAGTGCCCGAAGTGTGGAAAGCCTTCCGAAGTAGTGAAGGTTTATCAGTTTCCGACTGAGGCTAGACGGCGCAGGGAATGCATGACGTGTGGCTTCAGGTTTACCTCGAGCGAGAAGCTCTGGCGCAGGGTTTACGCCGAAGAGGTGCGAGCTGTCAAAGAGCGGGTGAGCAAGAAGCCGAAGCAGGAACCAATACCGAGACGAAAATCCTGGTCGAACTTTGACGTGGTATCGGCTGACGATTACCAGATGGATTGGGAAGACGTGACGACCTATGTGCACATGAGGGATGACTGATGCCAGGAACTCCGATCAAAAGGGCAAAGCGAGAGAAGGCCAAAGAGTTGATGGAGACTCAGGACTTCTGGGATCAACTCTGGATTCATCTGGGCGATGGGCATTCGCTGCGATCGTTTACTGGTGACGGCAGCATCGTGCCGTACTCAGTGCTGTTCGATCGCATCCAGAAAGATCCTGCGCTGAATGAGAAGTACGAACTGATCCGAAACGCTCGAGCGCTTGCCAATGCCGAACGCATTGAGCAACTGGCCGAGAAGGTTGAGATGGAGCAGATCGATCCGAACGCAGCGAAGGTGAGCATTGGCGCGCGTCAGTGGCTTGCAGAGCGAATGGACTCGAAGCGATGGGGCAATCGCATTCAGCAGGACGTGAAGATCACTGACACGACGCAACTGCACTTGCAAGCTGTGCGTGACCTGATGCGAACGGTGGCTCACGTTGAGCCAGAAAAGCTGACTTCCGACACATCGACGCGGTCAGTTGCTGGCGCGCGTGACACATCAGAGTGATGTTACGTTATAACATAACACTCGGTTTATGCACGATCATGCGCATAATCGCGCATTGCGCGACGGTCGCGCAGTCGAGCGCGCGTAAGTCATTGATTCGTAAGGGCGCGCAATCGTAGTTCGTATAATACCCATTATGTTAAATAGTGGATAACCTGTGCATAACCTGTGAAAACCCCGTCAAATGAGACTAATTCGCGAATACCCCCCCCCGGGTGGGCGAGTGGCGGGGGCGGCGCTGGCGTGGTACCCCATACAGACCCCCCCTAGGGGTGGCATAAAGCCTTCGGAGGAGGTGTAGGTGCAAAATCCTTTCTACGACTTCGTTAAACGCTATTACAGAGACCCTGTGGCCTTCGTACGCGAGGTGCTAGGGGTGGAGCCAGACCCGTGGCAGGTGCGCCTCCTAGAGCTTCTGGCTGCGAATGAGCGAAAGATCAGCGTCCGATCCGGCCACGGCACCGGCAAGTCGACCGTCGCAAGCTGGGCCATGCTCTGGTTCATGCTCACCCGCGCCCCGGTCAAGGTGGTGGTCACCGCCCCCACGGCCAGCCAGTTGTTCGACGCCCTCTTCGGCGAATGCCGCCGCTGGGCTAAGCTGCTACCCCCCGCCGTGGGGGAGTTGCTCGAGATCAAGTCCGACCGAATTGAATTAAGGGCCAGCCCGGAAGAGGCCTTCATCTCCGCCCGCACCAGCCGATCGGAACAGCCGGACGCCTTGCAGGGTATCCACGCCGAGTTCGTGCTACTGGTGGTCGACGAAGCGCCCGGTGTCTCGGAGGCGGTCTTCGAATCCGCCGGCGGTAGCATGTCCGGCCACAATGCCACCACGCTCCTGCTCGGCAACCCCACCCGCACCAGCGGGTACTTCTACGAAACTTTCCACCGCCTCTCTGGCGATTGGAAAAACTTGCACGTCTCTTGCCTTGACTCGCCTCGGGTGAGCAAGGAGTACGTCTCGGAAATGTCGACCCGCTACGGCGAGGGGTCGAATGCCTACCGGGTGCGCGTGCTCGGCGAGTTCCCGCTGGCCGATGACGATACG